TGCGTCCTTTGATCCAGCAGACCCCGGCAGTGAAAGCCCTTCTGTCTGACTCAGACAATGACAAGAGCACAGTGGCTGACTTTTCCAATGGTGCTGTGGTCTATTGCAGGGGTGCTTGGAATGAAAGCAATTTGCAGAGACTGTCCCTGCGGACAGTGATTATTGATGAAGCCTGGCTTGTGCCAAGGGGACACATTGCTGAAGCCTCAGCTCGCACACAGTCCTTCAGCTGGATGGGCAGGGTGATTGTAATGGGGCAAGGTGGTGACCAGGGTGGTGAATTTGATTTGCTCCACTCTGGCACAAACCAGATGCAGTGGAATTTTTCCTGTGTCAGCTGTGGGGCAGTGCAGCCCTGGGATTGGCAGCAGATCAGATTTCCGGAAGAGGCAAAGGTGAATGGTGTCTGGGATTTCAAGGTGGTGGAGAATTGCACCACCTATGAATGTGCCCACTGCAAGACCAGGATGAAGGACACACCTGGGGTGAGAGCTGAGGCCAATCGGATTGACCGGGGTGCAAAGTTTGTGGCCACCACCAGCAGCAGCTCCTGGGGATCAGTGGGCTTGCATTGGAATTGCCTCTGCAATTCTTCCTGGGGCAAGGAGGGTGTGAAGCTCCTGAAGAGCAAGGAAGCCTATGACCTGTATGCTGACAGCTCTTTAAGACGCACATTTTTTCAGAAGAGATTGGCCAAGGCTTGGTCTGAAGACTCCGGTGAGATTGCAGCTCAAGCCCAGGCTGGGGACTATGCGCTGGGTGATGCCTGGGACAAGGAAGCCTGGATCACCCCAGAGGCCAGGGTGGTGGACACCAGCAGCACCAGCATCCCACCTGGGTCAGTGCCTTTCCGGACTCTGGCCGTGGATGTGCAGAGAGGTTATTTTTTTGCAGAGGTTAGAAGCTGGGCAAAGTCCGGCCACAGCAGACTGCGCTGGTGGGGAAGGGTGGACACCTGGGAGCAGCTGGATGACCTGGCCAAGCAGCACCAGGTGAGCAAGGCACTCTGTGGGGTGGACTCAGGTGACCAGACCCAGGAGGTCTATGCCAGGACAGCAGCCAGGCAATGGAAGAGTCTCAGAGGCAGTGGCCAGACTGAATTCACTGTGCAGGATGTAGGGGGCAAGAGCACCAAGCGTTTCTATTCAGACAAGCAAGCTGTGTTCATCCCTGGCCAGAGGAACAGGGCAGAGCTCCTGATCTGGAGCAATCTCCAGACCAAGGACTTGCTGGCCGGACTCCAGAAGAGAGGCTTGCACAGCTATGCCCGGAATGTGCCTGAAGACTACATTGCCCAGCTGACATCTGAAATCCGCATCAGAGACAGCCGCAGCGGGAAGCCCACTTGGATACTTCCGGCCAGCAAGACCTGTGGCAATCATGCCTGGGACTGTGCCCTGATGGGTCTGATCCTGGCTGTGCGCTGGGGCATCATTGGCCGGGAAGCCACTGAGGCTGTGGCCGTAGAGGAAAGCCAGCAGGGGAAACCAGATTGACAGACTCCATCCTGGTGGCACATTCCCTGGCAAGCTGCTTCCCGGTCAAGCAAGTGATGTCAGCAAGGGTCGTTGTTCATTGCGGGTGGAAGACCGGGAAGCAGCCCAATTGACTTCTGGTGCAATCTCAAATGAGCCAGGGTCTTTTCATTGGTCTAACTGAGGCAGAGCTGCTGGCGATCAAAGCCAAGGCAGTCAGCTCCATCACTGCCGGAGTGACCACCACAAGTTATTCTGACAGTGGCACATCTGTTGGCAAGGCCATCACCATGCCAGCCAAGGAAATGCTAGCAGAAGCCCTGTATGCCCTACAGCTTCTCAATCCCACTGTCTATGGTCAGCGCATCAGGGTGCTCCGGACTGATTGGAGCAATCTGAAGGACTAACACTTTATGCCCAAAGATAAGCCCATCAAGCAGCCCAAGCCTGAAGCTGTTGCGCCCAAGCTCAGCAAGAAGGCTGGGGCAACGCAGTTTCAATCCGTGTCCATGTCCAGCAATCGTGCTGTGATCTATGGCACAGCTGTGGACTTCTCTGCTGACTACACCCCAAGTGACCGGGTGGAGATGATCAAAAGGCTGCGCTATGGTGAAAGAAACTGTGGTCTAATCCGTCAAATTTTGGGCGATTATGTGACCTATGTGATTGGTGACTCTATCACAGCCCAGAGCCATTGCATTGATGAGAAGAAGGCTGCGCTGTATGAAGATTATTTCAATGAGGCTTGTAAGTCTCTGTCACTGTGTGGCCGTTTCAGCTTTGCAGAAATCCAGAGGATCGTGCTCAGGGGATGTCTGCGGGATGGGGACAGCTTCTGCATTTTGGTGAATGACCCACAAGATGGGAAGCCTAGGCTGCAATTGGTGGAAGGTCACCGGGTGGGTAACCCTGAAGGCCAGCCTGTCCCTGCTGGGATGTTGGATGGTGTGACCTTTGATGCCAATGGGCGCATCAAGTCTTACAATGTTTTACAGAGTGACAAGAGCAGCCGCACTGTCCCTGCCTCTGCTGTCTGCCAGGTCTGTGAATATGACTATAGCTCTGGCAGCCGTGGGCTGCCCCTGCTGCAACACAGCTGGACGGACATCCAATCGGAAGACGAGCTCCTCAAGTTGGAGCTTTTGGCAGTCCGCCAGGACACAGATGTGACAAGGGTGCTCCAGAAAAATGGTGGTTTCATTCCTTCTGATCTGGCAAGTGAGCTGTCCGGCAGTGGCACAGGAAGCCTGGAAGCTGTGGCCAGCCGGATGGGTGGAAAGCTTGTGGCTCTTGAGCCAGGTGAAAGTCTGACTTCCCTTGAGAGCAAAAGACCCAATGGGAATTTTGTGAAATTCCTAGAGGCCATTCAGCGGGACATTGCCAGAGGCACAGGCTTGCCCTATGAATTCAGTGGTGATCCCACAGCAGCAGGGGGCAGTGCCATGAGATTGATCAGTGCTAAAGCGGACAGAAGCTTCAGCCGTTGGCAGGCCATCATCATCCAGAGGCTGTGCATCCCCACCTGGAATTGGGTGGTGGGCACTGCCATTGCCAATGGTGATCTGCCGGACTCTCCTGATTGGTTCAAGGTCAGCTGGACTACACCCAAGAAACTCACTGTTGATGCTGGCCGTGATGCTGCCCAGGAGCGAGCTGATATCGAGCTCGGACTCCTGTCCCTCTCTGAAGCCTACTCAGCCAGGGGCTTGGACTTTAAACAGGAAGCCCAGAAGCGGGCGCAGGATTTCAAATTCATCATGGCCTTGGCAGAGAAGGAAGGCATCCCGCTTTGGACACTTTACAAGCCAAACAATAACCACCTGCAAGAAGGTGAAGGAAAGCCCACTGCAACTGAAGTGCAGCTTGAGCAGATGAAATCCGGTGAAACCCCTGCCCAGCCCCCTTCCCTTTAATTATGCGAAACCTTATTAAAGCCATCAATGGCAACCGCCCCTTCCTGGTAGATTACCAGATTGCCAAGGATCACCTAGAGCTGAAGGCCAAGCAGGGCTTCACTGATCTGCTCAGCCAGATTTTTGGTGAGACTCCTAAGCCCTACATGACCCAGGGTGGGACTTTTGTCATCCCTGTGGTGGGTATGATCGGCAAGGGTCTGAGTCCCCTAGATGCCATTGGCTCTGCTGATGTGGAGAAGATTGATGACCAGATTGATGAAGCCTTGGCTGCTAACCCCAAGCGCATCCTGTTCCACATTAATTCTGATGGTGGCACTGTGGATGGTGTTGAAGAGCTGGCTGACAAAATCCGCAGACTTCCTGTGGACACCATTGCCTTCAGCTCTGGCTCTATGAATTCAAGTGCCTATTGGATTGCCTCTGCTGCCAATCGGGTGGTGGTCAGCCCTAGCGCAAGCACAGCCTCTGTGGGTGTTTACATGACTCTTGTGGATCAGTCTGCCCAGGCCAAGGCTGCTGGCCTTGAAGTTAAGGTCTATAAGTCCGGCCAATTCAAGGGCATTGGTATCCCAGGCACAAGCACCACACCGGAGCAGGATGATTATCTGCAAAGGGAAGTGGATGCCTTGGCTGAAACCTTTAAGGCTTCTGTGCGCATGAAGCGCAAGCTGGTGAAGGAAGAAGATATGCAGGGTCAGTCCATGTCCGGAAAAATGGCAGCTCAGAAGGGCTTTGCCACAGGACTTGCCAACAGCCTGAAGGACTTGATCGCTCAGCTTGAAGGCAAGGTCTGACCATGGCCATTGATGTCCCAGCCTTCATCAAGGCCAATGCCCAGAGGGGTCTTGATTACAACCGGGAAGGCAAGGGTGGTGATGGCCTGACAGACAAGACCCTGGATGAAGCCAGGGAATTTGCCAAGGGCTTCACCACTGAAAGCAAAGTCCGCAGGATGCCAGCCTGGTTTGCCAGGCATAAGCCAGACCTAGATGCCCCGGCCAATAAGCCAGACAATGATGACTTCCCTGGGGCTGGTGCTGTGGCCTGGCTGATCTGGGGTGGATCAGTGTCTGGCAATGAAATGGATGCAGCTGAATGGGCGCAAAGGGAAGTTGATAAGCTGGACGCAGAGGCCAAGGCATTTGACTCCGGTTGCACTGTTAAGATGTCGCAAGAATTCCTTACACCGGAAGCCCAGCTGGAAACCCAGCTGAAGGCTGTTGCCTCTCTCCAGGCTGAGAAGTCTGAGCTTCAGACATCCTTTGAAGCCCTGGCTTCTGAGAAGCTTGCTGTGGCTGCTGACTTCCAGGCCAAGCTTGATGAAGTCACCACAAAGGCCACAGCCCTGGAAGCCACCATTGCTTCCCTCCAGGCTGAAAGAGAAGAGCTGTCCAAGCATCTGAATGATGCCCTGGCCAATCAGATCACAGCCAGCAAGGAAGCTGCCAAGGTGGTGGCTTCTCTTGGTGTGAAGCCTGTGGCTGTCAGCCCTGGTGATGAAGCCCAGGTCATTGACCCTGTGGCCATCCGGCAGGACTTCCTCAAGATGTCCCCTGGCCTTGAGAAGCAAGCCTTCTTCAAGAAGCATCAGGCCATCCTGACTGCTACCAAATAATTTTCCCAATCCCTAATCCCTAAAACCTATGTCGAACACAATTGCGGCTGCTCCGGCCGTCCTTGCAGAACAGGTGCTGGCTGGCCTTCGTGGCAAGCTCGGTGTCCTTTCTGCCTTCTCCACTAACCTCACACCCACAGCTGTCGGCAAGACCATGCAGGTCAGTCTGATCTCTGGTGGTGAAGCCAAGGAATTCTCCAAGGCCAATGGTGGTTATACCCAGGCCGATGATGCCAACATCACTGCCAAGACCATCACTCTCAAGCACCTTCACAGCACTAAGGACTTCGATCCCACAGAGCTTGCTGAATATGGTGAAGCCTACCTGGTCAATGCTTTCGTCCCGGAAGCCATCAACCAGCTGGTGAAGAAGGTTCATGGTGAAATTGGTGCTCTCTTCACTGTTGCCAATTTCTCTGCTGGTGAAGTCATCACTGCGGCCAATTTCAATTATGCCCAGGTGGTTGATCTGAACACAGACCTGAACATTGCCAAGGCTGGTGACACTCGTGCTCTCCTGGTTAACAGCATCTATGCTGGTGCTCTCCGAAAGGATGCCACCCTGGTCACACCCTTCTCCGGCAATGGTGATGCCTCTCTTGTCCGTCAGGGCATCATTGGCTCGGTTGCCAATTTCGGTGTCTATGAATTCACCGATCTTCCGACTAACTCGGAAGGACTCGCTGCGGTTGCGCTTGGCCAGGATGCCATCTGCGTGGCCATGGCCTTGCCCAATGCTTCCATGTTCCCTGGTGAAGTCTCTTCTGCGGTTGATGCCTCTGGCCTCTCCGTCCAGGTGCTGAAGTCCCAGGGTGTTGATGGCATTGTGCGCCTCACAGCCTCGGTGCGTTTCGGGGTCGGAGTCGGACGAGCCACAGCTGCCAAGCGTGTCTGCGCTTCGTAAGCAGAAGCAACTCAGCTGATCACAGAGGCCACCTTCATTGGTGGCCTCTTTTGTTTGCTGGTGGGTAACATGGGCAGGGGTGACTAGCCCAAGGGCTTCCTGGGGCAAACCAGACCCCATTGACGGCCATTGCAATAATGATGGATGCTGACCTTTCTGCTATGATGCTGGCTGATGCCCAGGCAATGTGCTCTGAGTCCGGCCAGACTGTGACCATTGGTGGCACTGCCTTCCCGGCCATGATCAGTGACCCCACCCTGACACCCACCCTGGAAGCTGGTGGCTTCATGGATCGCATCAGCACCCTGGTCAAAATCCCCACCACAGCTGCTGTGATTGCCATCAAGGCCAGCTGCCAGCCAGGCAAGAAGCTCACCTTGGATGGCCGGGTGCTGCGCATCACTGCCTTCACATCCAAGCCTGGCTCAGCCTGGTATCAGCTCCAATGCCAGGATGCTGACCAGCACTGATGGCCTCTGACATCCAGATCAGGATCAGAAGGGACTTGCAGCAGCAGACTGTCAAAGCCTTCCAAGACCTTGGTGCATACACCAAGCAGCTCACCATTGACCTGTGTAAAGAAGAAGCAGCCCTGACTGCCAGAGAGGCCATCAATATGTCCCCGCCCCTAGATGGTGGGAATGGCCAGGCAGGAAGTGGTGGTGGCAAAGGGGATAAGCCTGTTGCCAAAAGGTGGGGTGAGTGGGCTGTGGTTTATGATGTGATGACTGTGGTCACAGAGGATAGCAAAAGCCTGGCAGTGGCCATCAGCTCATCCCGGAACAATCGTGCCAAGTTTGATAAGTGGAGGCAGGGCAAGCCACCCAAGTCTGCTGGAATTGTTAGCAAAATCTGGGCAGCCCAAAATGGTGATAGAGCTTTTAAGATGGCTCAAAATTTGTTCAAGAATTGGGGCAAACGCAGACTCAATTTCATTGATAATGTCCAGACCTTACAGGCCAGGCATGATCAAGCCAGGAAGCTATACCGGGGACGCATCCGGAAGAATGGCGGGAAGGATGCCCAGGGGAAGCTGAAGGGTCAGCCTTTCACCTTTGCCCCTTACAAGATTATCAAGGACTACATCAAGCAGAGGCAGCAGAGGGTGGGCTGGATGAAGGCTGGCTGGGTGTATGCCATCAATAAGATTGGCAAGCCTGTCATCAATGGGGTGGAAACCACCAGAGGCTTGCGCAAGCTGCCAACATGGATCACCCGGCACAATGCCACACATGGCAAGGTGGGCATCAACATCAGCCAGGGGTCTGGGGATAACAATGTATTGATCAGTGTCAGGAATGACCTAGGCAACATTTTCGGGGTAGGTTATCTGGCTGGCACAAGAATGTATGTGATCGCAGCCAGGCAGGGAAAGCTTCAGAAGAGGCTTAACCACTTCATGCGGATTGCCATTGAAAAGGCCAATAAAGGCCAGACACCTACCTAACTTCTTATGTCCGTAAAATCACCCATTAACATCACAGAAGAGGCACTGACCACAGCCCTTCAGTCCATCACCAGCCTGTCTGCTTACAGCATCACCAATGGCCAATCTGATGGTGAGCTTGTCCTGCCTAGCATTGTGGTCAGCTGTGAGTCTGCCACCTTCCCACAGGGGCTTGCCCAGGGCTTGGGCAATTACCTCTGCCGGGTGTCTGTGGGAGTCTTCACCAATGCTGATGACAAGACCCAGGAGGATCACCAGACAGCAGTCCAGGATGTGACCGGGAAGCTGGATGACCTGGCTGCCATCAAGGCCAGCTTCACAGCCATCCAGGGTGGCAGCTGCTATGACTGCACCATGACTGATCTGACCCCTGGCCGGGGTGACAGGTGCTTTATGACCACCCTGGCTTATGATGTCCTGATGGTGCTGCCATCCGTTTGACTTGGGGTGCATAGTTAAGACACACCCATGGCAACTGTAACAAAGGGCACAGCTCACATCTATGGAATTTCCGGCACTATTACCGGATTGACCATTCAAAGTTATTCTGTGGGCAAGTCCTTTGCCAATGCTGATGAGGTCACCAATAAGGATGGCCTGGTGATTGGTGTCCGTTATTCTGATGAGCGCACAAGCCTGACTGCTGAAGGTCTTGTCCCTTCCAGCTACACAGCAAGCATTGGTGACAATCTCAGCTTCACAGGCAATGGCATTGCTTTCACCGGACACATTACAGCCATTGAAGAGCGTGGTGAAGCCAAGGGCTTCATGCGCATCAGCATCACAGCTGTGGATTTTGAAGGCATTGCTTAAGGTCTGATTGACCTGGGTGATGATCCTGGTTAAGCCTGTGCAATGGCTGACCAGCGTTTCTTCAATGCTTTCCTAACCCCGGCCAGCACCACTGTCTGTGGCCGGAAGCTCAAGCCCTTCTGCCTGAAGCACAGGCTTTTCCTGGAAGGGATTGAAAGCCCATTCCTGAAGGAAGATGTGGAGATCACAGTGCAGGACATCATCATTGCCCTGAAGATTTGTGGTGAAGAGTCCATTGGCAATCCCACCCTGGCTGACATCTGGCTGGGTGTCAGGCTGAGTCTGTCCAAGGATTACAAGCGCAGGGCTGCGCTGGCCATTGTCCGGCACATCAGCACCCAGGTAAATTTCCCACAATTCTGGGAACGGACTGACCGGAAGACCTATGGCACAAGCTCAGTGCCCTGGCAGCTGACCATTGTGGCAAACCTGGTGAGGAATGGGGTGGGGTATGCTGAAGCCCTTACCATGCCAGAGGCCAAGGCTGTCTGGCTGTCCGCAGTCTTCAGCATCCAGGCTGGGGCTAAGCTGGAGTTTCTGACCACTGATGATGAAGCCCTGATTGACGAAATGGCAAAATTAGGAGCACAGCAAAACAATGGCCAATGACATGGAATTCACAATCTCAGCCAAGGATCAGGCATCCAAGGCTGTGGAGACTGTGCAGAAGAAGCTTCAGAATTTCGGAAGTGACCTGGCCAAGATGGCCTTGGGCTTTGCTGCCCCTCTTGCCCTGGCGCAAGCTGCCTTCAGTGCCATTGGTGATGCCATTGAAGAGCACAAGAAGAAGGTGCAAGAGGCCATTGATAACACAGCAGAGCTGAGCAATAAGGCCACTGACCTGGGTGTGTCCGTAGAGGAATACCAGAAGCTCAGCAATGCAGCTGACAGAGCTGGGATGTCCATTGATAAGGTGGCCAAAGCTTACACCGAAGTGCAGAAGCTCCTGGCCGGGGCTGTGGGTGGTGGCAATGACACAGCCAAGATGCTGGAAGTCCTGGGCTTTGCAGCTGATGACATTGCCAAGGGGCTGGTGAAGCCAATGGATGTCATTGAGAAGCTTGGCGCAGCTATGCTTGGGGCTAAGGATGACACCACTGCAATGAAGATTGCCACTGCTGTCCTGGGTGACACCTTGGCCAAAGACTTGCTTCCGCAGCTCAAGGCTGCAATGGACTTGGCAGCTGGCTTCAGTGAAGACTCAGGACTGACTGCTGAAGAAGCAGACATCATCAAGCAGAAGAAAACCAGGGACAAGCAGAAGGCCAACAGGGAAGAGCTGGCAATTGCCAAGGAAGAGGCCACCAGGGAATTCTTCCGCAGTGACAAGGATGCTGGCAAGGTGGCCTTGCAGCTTGGATGGGTGAGAGAAGGCACTTCTGAAAGTGAAGCCACAGCCAATGCTAAAAACAGAGCAGACTCTGCCATTGCTGGATCAGAGGAAGCCCAGGCTGCTGTGCTTGCCTTCATCAAGGCCAGGGCAGCTGCTGAAAAGGAAAGACTCCGGGTGGCCAATGAGGCCAAGGCCAATGAGATCATTGCAGCTGCTGAAGCTCTGGCTGCTGAGAAGGAAGCCCAGGAGGCAGCAGACAAGGCCATTGAAGAGTCCATGACCCAGGCTGAGAAGGATGAGAAGAAGGCCAGGGAAGACGCAGACAAGGCCAGGGAGAAGGGCAAGACTGATGCTGAGAAGGCTGCGCAGAAGGCTTCTGATGATGCCAAGAAAGCTGCTGAAGATAAGGCCAAGAAGGACAAAGAAGAGCTAGGCAAAGCCCTAGACGCAGAAGAAAAGGCCAAGGCCACTGAAGGCACTAAGATGACCCTGAGCAGCTTGCGGGAAATTGGTGGTGGCCTGGCCGGGGAAGCCATTGTCAATTCTGCTGACATGGATCGTCAGCTGCTGGACATCAATCAGAAGATGCTGATTGAGCTGGAGAAGCTGAATGTGAAGACCCTGCCAGAAGTGCCCCCTTCCACTGACTTCACCAAGCTCCAGACAACTGCTTAAATTTTATGGCTAAACTTATTAAGAAAGGCAGTGTTTCGGGACTAGAGCTTCAGCCGGACTACACCATTGAGCAGGATGGCTTTGGACTTCTGACATCTAGGCTGACCTTCCGGTGTGATGCAAACTCAGCTGCCAGCCTTGCGCCAAAGTCCGGAGACGCACACAAGACAGATGGCAGACTGAAGTGCCATAAGTCCACCTATACAATCAACAGGTCTGGCCTGGCCACAATAGTTTCTGACTATGTGGGCATTGAGACAGGTGACCGGACACGCATCCAGATCAAGGGTGACATCGTGACAAGCACCCAGCCAATCCAGGTGCATAAGGATTTCACCAAAGTGCTGAAAGCCCTTGGCTGGAATTCCCAGGCACAGACTTACCCTGACACAAGTGCAGCTGCTGTCACCAATGCAATGGTGGGCATCAGGTCTTTCCTGTCTGCGGACAGCCAGGTGAGCGCAAACTATTACACCAGCTTGAAGTCAGAAGTGAATGATGGGGTGAACATGGTGGGCAAAACCTTCCTGAAGATGGCCGGGATGGAAGATGTGGTGCTGCCAAGTGGCAATCAGTCCATCTCTTCCTTCCATGATCGCTTTGCCATGCTGACCGGACTGAGCTATGAGAAGTTTGCGCACCTTTACAAAGTGAGCTTCTCCATCCGCATCAGCCCTGGTGGTTATCACAATAAGGTCTATCAGAAACAGAATTGACCATGATCACCCCTGGCATTGGTTACACTTACACAAATTCACCGGATGGCTTTGCCCTACTCATTGACCAGGCAACCCCTGCCACATTGGGTGCGTTTCAAGCTTTTGAAGATAGCACAGCTGAAGGTGTTTCCATCATCAGGATCACACCTGGGACAATCAATAATCAGTTTCCCACTGTGAATGGTGTTCAAGTTGGCCTTCCCCTGGCATACCTTGCAGCACCAAATTCTAGTAGCTATGTGGTCTTAAATATTCCCAATAGTGCATCAGCATATCCAAGCAGTCAGTCCACAATCACAATTTCTGCTAACAACCCAGAAAGTGACAATGACAATGCCCGGATTGCAATTGCCTTCATCACAGTGAAGGACACCCCTGGTGCTCAAAAATCTTACACAGTCTTGAACATTCTCAGGGGAAGTCTTAGTGGCACAAGATTTATTGATGCTTTTGGCACTTACATCTACTTCTTCTCTGGCATTTGACCTTCCTGCAATTTTGAAACCACCTTCCCATGGCTCTGCCTTCTGCTTTAAAACTGTTTATTGACCCCAAGCTGGGGCTGGCCTTTGGCAACTTTGCTGGCAGCTCACAGATCACCAAGCCCAGCTTCACCCTGGGTGACACAGCTGGCATTGAAATCTACTTGGTGGAGTCCACACAGGTTTCTAGCTACCCCAGGCAAGAGCTGCCCTTCCCGGTCAGCCCTGGCATCAAGGTGGCAGTGGGCGCAATTGATGAGTCCCCGGCAGCTGGCACTTGGCTGATGTCCTATGGTGGCAACACCACATCTGCCCTGCCTTACAATGCCACAGCTGCCCAGCTCCAGGCAGCTCTCAATGCCCTGGCCAGCATCACTGCTGCCGGGGGTGTGACTGTCTCCAAGATTGGGGACAATTACAATATTGCCTTCAACACTGCCGGAGTCCGCACAGAGCTGACCACTGATGGGGCTTCCCTCATTCCCCTGTCCACAGCTGTGGTGGCCACCCTCCAGGCTGGAACAGTCAGCAAGCCCCAGATCAGCTTGGTGCATTTGCAGCGCACTGTGGCCGGACTTGCCACCACCTTCACCCAGACATCAGCCAGCCAGATCACCATTGAAAGCCTGGGTGCTTGGGATGGTAGCAAGGCCACCTTCCGTCTTAGCATCAGCCCTGACCCCAAGGGTGGCAGCTTCACCATTGGCTTTGACGCACTGACCGGGGATGATGTCAGCACATCTGCCATCCAGGTGGGCGCATCTGCCCAGGATGTCCAAAATGCCCTGAACATCAAAGCCCTGTTGGATAAGGTGACTGTGACCCAGGTGGGTGCTTATGCCTATGACATCACAGTGGCCACTCAGCCTGGCACAGCCGGACTGACTGCCAATGATGCTGGTCTGCTTTCCTTCAATGGTTATGTGGGTGACCTGTCCCTGAACACAGCTGAAGCCATCAGCCTTTTGGATGGTGCTGAGTCTGTGGAAACCACCCTGGAAGTGGAGATCACATCTGACACCAAGACACTCACATTGCTGCAAATCCCCTGCACCCTTAAAAATGCAGTGATTGATGTTGGCTCTGTGCAACCCCTGGTGCTGGACACTTATCTTTCCCAGACCACTGCTGATGGCCGTTATCTCCGGCAGTCCAATAATCTTTCTGATCTGGGCAGCACCAGCACAGCCAGGACAAATCTGGGTGTGTATTCCACCAGCCAGGTGGACACAGCCCTTGCGCTCAAAGCCAATCTTGCTGACCCAATTTTCAGTGGGAAAATTCAGACACCCACAATTAAGAACATTCTTAATGCTGATCTGGTCATTGACTCTTATAATGACACCGGAGCTGGCACACATTATCTGCACAAGTTTACCCCCTTTGATGGCAAGTTTGTCCTGGCCACCAATGGTGGTGGTCTGACTTTCCCTGATGGCAGCACCCAGGTCACAGCTGCCACAAGCCCTGACCTTTCTGGGTATGCACCCTTGGCCAGCCCCACCTTTTCCGGTTTGGTGGGCATTGGCTCTTCTGCAATCACAGGACGCATCAGGGCTGAGTCTTATTCTCTTGGCTCTTATCTGGCACTTGAAGCAGAAAGCGGAGCAAGGCAGGCAGTCATTTCAAATGGTGGTGAGTTTAGTGGTGTGCCTTTCATTACATTGATTGGATCAACAGGCACAGCATCAATCCATGGTGGCAGATTTTACTCTGGCAGCCTTAGCTCAGGTGTTGAACCTTATGCCAGGACTGATGGTGCTACATTCACAGGGAAGGTGAACACCCTTGCCCCTACATCCACCAATTGTGGCCTGAACATTGGCAGCATCAGCTCCACTTCAGTGCTTACCAATTCAGTAGCTGGTGACATCTGGATCGGCACTTTCCAGCTCACTTATAAAAATGCCCAGGGCAATGTGGTCTATGGTGCAGCCACCAATGTCTCCAATGTGTTTGGCTCGCCCCAGATCATTGACACCACAAACACAGCAGCAGCCCTGCGTATCACCCAGAAGGGAACAGGTAATGCTATCACAGTGGAAGACAGCACCAGCCCAGACTCCACCAGCTTTGTGGTGGATCAGTTTGGCAAGGTGGGTGTGGGCATTGCCCCGGATGCCACAGCTGCTTTGCGAGTGGATGCCAATGGCATCAAATTTAATTCTGGCAGCACCCAGACAGTGGCCTTCATTGATGCCCCCTCTGATGGCAATTATTATGTCCGCAGGAATGGGGCTTGGTTGCAGTGCGTTGTCCACACCCAGGGTGGTTATAATTACCTCACAGTCTAATTTCCTATGTCCTACATCATCACCCTCACTGCTGGTCTTCTGATCGGCTGCGTCTCAGGTCTTCTGATTTCCCGGAAGCATTATGCAAAGCTTCAGGGCTTTGAAGCCAAGGCCAAGCAGACCCTGGACAGCCTGAAGAAGTAAGGCCATGCGCCTGGCCTTGCTTGCAGTCTTGCTGGCCGGATGCACACCCAAGGCTGTCACCCCTGCTGCTGATCCCAAGCCTCTGCCTGGGGAACAGTCTGCCCAGAGCTTTGGCCAGAAGCAGGACAAGGCTGACCAGAAGGTGAGTGCCAGCATCAGTGCTGCCAGGGAAGCCATCCCCACAAACCCTGCCGGAGCTGACAAGGAATTACAGGTGGCGCAGTCCTATCTGCCCAAGGCCACCCCGGAAGATGTGGCTCTGTCCCGGCAGAGGATCAGCAAGAATGACAGCAAGGAATTCACAGCAGCCCAGGAGAAGGGCAAGAAGCTGGCAGCTGAGCTGGAAGACCTGTGGGACAAGATGGAAGCCCAGCAAGCCAAGGCCACCAAGGACATTGCAGAGCTGAAGAGGCAGCTGGATGACAGGCAGCTGGCTTTGGAACAGGCCAGGAAGGACAAGGCCAGCACCATGCTGAGTCTGGTGGGTGCTGGCATCCTGGCTGTGGGCACTCTGCTGGTGGCTTTCGGCCACTTCCTTGGCATCAGCAAATTCAATGCAGCCCTGGTCATCCTCTGCGGGATTGCCACAGTCAGTCTGCCCTGGGTGTTTGACTCATCTTATTTCCCTTGGGTGGTGGGTGTCACCCTGGCCATCATTGGGATTGAAGTCTCTGTGATGCTGTGGCGCAAGATGACCACCAAGCCTGTGGAGTGTCCGGCCACCCAGGATCAGCCCCAGCCCCAGCCGGAAGAGCAGCCAAAGGAATGAGCGCAGCCCCAGCATCTGGCCTGGAGTCTGTCACATCTGATGAGGCCATCAGACAAGGGGTGATTGCCAGCATCCTAGGGATGGCTGCAATGATCGCAAGACTCCTGATGAGCACAGACAAGGCCAGCCTGGGCTACATTGCCAGGAGCTCAGTGGCTGCTGGACTCACTGCCTACTTTGTGAACCAGGCCAGCAAGTCCTATGTGGAGCAGGAAAATCTGAGAGTGTTTATCTGTGGGGTGGCTGGCTTTGCCTCACCGGAAATCCTGTCTTATGGTCTGGCCTGGCTGAAGGCCAAGATGCAGGGCAAGGTGGCTGAAGCCCAGGCTGGCATCAAGGGTGGTGATAAGCGCAAGAAGACCGGAAAGGGGAAGAAGAGTGGCAAGTGACAAGCACCAGGCTGACAGCTTCAATCCCCACAATCTGCTGGTGGCTGTGGTGGGGTGCATCCTGATCAGCAGCCTGGCATCCCTGACTGTCTATCTCACTGCGGACTTCATCCTGCAAAGTTTCCGGAGCACTGATGCCATGGTGCTTCTGATCACCCAAGAGCCAGGCAGGGGCATTGCCTCTGATGATGCCACCCTGGAGAGAAATCTGAACAGTGCCACAGCTGCATTGGTGGCTTGCAGGGACATTGCCCTGGGGCTGGCCATCAGCTGCGCACTGATCTTCACTGCCCTGGTGCTGAAGTGGTCTGGCCTGAGCAAGCACATCACCCGGAAGGGCTGACCCTATGGCCAAGATTAAGAAGAAGTTTAAAGTGGTGGAGACTGATCTCACCAAGGAAGACTGCTGGGGTGAGGCAGAGCCATTGGGTGGCAATCGGTTTGAAATCAGAATTGACCCAGCGCACAAGGGTGAGCGCAGCAGACTAAATACTTTGGTGCATGAGGCACTTCATGTGGGTGATATGTCCGGACTAAGTGAAGCCAAGGTCAGACACCTGACTGCTGTGGTGGTGGAAGCCCTATGGCGGGAAGGTTACCGGAGGGTGAGGCTTTAGGGCTTGCCTGGGGTGTCCTGGCTTGCTGGCCTTCTAGACCCCTATGCCACCCAGACCCAGGCCAAGAGCCAAGCCAGCCCTAAAGAAGCCCCAGAAGCCAAGCCAGGGGGCAAAGAAGGGGTGTCCTGTGGGCAGTCCTGGGTGGAGGGCTGAGAGGCTGGCCAGGCTGAAGCAGAGGCAGCTGGATAGGCTGGCCTGGAAGATCACCAGGTGGGGTGCTAATCGTTTCAAATAACAGTTTGACAGGTGGGGTGGGAAGTCTGATGGTGGCTGGGCAATCCAAGCACACCTATGAAAAACGCCACCACCACGATCACCCACAAATTCATCACCACTGAAGGCCGGGTGCAGTTTAAGACCACCATCAAGCACCCCAGGCTTGAGCAGATCACCATCCAAGAAGCCAAGGCTGGTGACTACATTCTGATGGGCAATGTCCTTTATCTTCTCTGCCAGGAAGATGGCAATGCCATCCAGCTTTTCCAATACAAAGGCCAGCTCTGGCTGGAAAATCTCAAGCCTGTCTGGGCAAACAAAGGTGAGCTGGGTCTGGGCTGGCAGGACTGTTGGGAAAATAAGAGCTGGGTCTTCCCCAAGACCCACAAGAATGTGGCCACTGATCAATTCTTCCGCATCAAGTCTGCCTAATCCCTTCACCCATAATCCGCACACCTATGACAAACGCAAAGCCCCCTGCCCCTGCTGACCGCACTGATCTCAAGACCTGGACAGAGGCGCAGCTAACCTATGCTGCCCCCTTCTGGGTGGCCAAGCTGGAGCAGCAGATGCTGTCTGACCTGGCTCTGGTGGCCTACACCCCCCAAGGCACTCAGCTCCACTTGGATGCCCTGAAGCTCCGGTGCAAGACCCAGGAGCAGCTGACCTTCTGGAAGCTTGTCCTGTCTGATCGCATCTTCCGGGTGCGTCCCCATTCCCTGCGCACTCACAAACGCAGTGCCAGCTATGACCACACCGGACTCACCAAGAGGCACACCAAGGTGGGCAATTGGGACAAGACCCTGGGACTCTGGGGCTGATCACCACCATCACTTTCCACCCATGAAAACACACAAGACCCACACCACCCAGCCAGCCAAGACCACCCTGGCTGAAGCCCAGGCCAACTACTTCAAAGGGATGACCCTGCT